CTTGATAAGGCAATCTATCTGCCTCTGTCACATTGGGTTGACTCCGTCCGCGAATGGCAACACCATTGCCTATTCCGGACGATGGTCTTTCCATAGGAGTTCGTCTTTCCAAATTCTGAGACGCCGCTCTATAGGCGCTAAGAACCGAATTATCAGCCCCTCCCAAATCAGCAGTGTCAAACCCGCTTTGATAGCTTTGTGGCGCGTTAGATTGACCGTCATCGTAAAGACCACCGGCAATCTGTTGATTTTGCGCACCCGGCCCCATATTAAAGCCACCAGAAGGCGCGCCCCATGTAGTTGTTGACGAGCCAAGGTGATTGACAATATTGGGGTTGGATAATACCGCTGTTTGAATGGCGGAATCTTTGTTAGCTTCGCCCTGTGCGCGTGACGCTGCGGCGTAATCAGGTGGTGGAGGCGCTTTCTTTCCCATGACTTATAAACCTGCAAGTATCTTTGTTGATTTCGGTGAGAACGTAATCTACACCTACCCTGTATCCATCTTTGATCCGATATAATTCCTCGAATCCTATGTGCTTGATGAACTTTAGAGCCTTGAGGTTATCTGAAGGCGTCGAGCCAATGATTTTTAGTTTGCCGGCAGTGTTGAATACGTAATTAAATATTTCTTCAGCAAAGCCGTTTTTTAAAACCATTGGGTTACCAATCCATATATGTATCATGCAACTTGTATCTGACCAGCTATCTAAGACACAAACCGCTTGCACCTGGCCCTCTTTCATTACCGTAAGACCCTTTGTTCCTTCGGTCATCGGTGGTCGTGAGTCAATCATGGCGTTAACGTGCCACGGTTCGAGCGCAATAATGTCCATTCTACTCAATTTCCCAATAATTGCATCTATCCAACAACGCCCCCGAATTCGTACAAGTAATCGGTAGCAGCAAGGCGTAAATCAAGGCCATTGGATACGGTTTTTACCCTCAATCCGCATGCGGTGCCTACAGCAAAAACGGTTTGCCAGTCAGTAAACGTCGAAATATCGCCTGACCATACCGCAGAATCCCAAGTTCCGCTATCCCAAATGCCGGAGAATAAAGGCGTAAAAGACGCTGGGTTGGTCACGGGAATAGAGTTAAAATCAATTGATACCCCAACAAAAACCGAAGGGTTGCCGTTTGCCAAAATGTTAGGCCGAGCAGATTTAAGGCTTTTTAACCGACCTCTTGAGCCAAGATACGAATAGGCTTGCTGAATATCTGTCGCAATATTGGCGCCCACATCAGCATAAACGGTGCCAAATAATTGGACTCCGCCATCAGTTCCAAAATAAGCTATTTCATTAGATATTGCCCAGCAATTAGCCGCTAACCCGGTCCAGCGCCACCACGACCCGTTTAAGGTGTTCATGACGTACTGTTGTTGCTCGCTACCTTCACGCACTGGTACGTTGAGAATCAACTGATTATCTTGCGGATAAACGGTCATTTCCCAGCCAAAATTAGATTTGTAAGCTTCAGAAGATGCTTGAATGGCTTCTTGGATGTTAAACGTTAATGACGTTGAAGGGTCAATTTGACTTGACTGCAATGCTTTAGCGAGCGGCACAACACCTTCTACGGTTAGCAATGTCACGTCGCTTTTGTATTTGATCATGCAGCGCCGGCCAATGGGTTCGCCAAGATTCCAAACCCCGGCTAATGCCCAGCTTGAAGCCGAGCTAGGGTTGGTGCCTTTAAATACCGCAACTTGGCCTTCAGAAGACACGACGACAAGGTGGTCGTCAAATCCTTCGCCGCCATCAACCGTCCACGTTTCACATGAAACAATGTATCCGCCTTTGGAGAAATATCCGTCTAACCTGGTAGCATTAACGGTTCCGCCAACTGAATCAATTGGCAGGTAATACAGGCTTAGTGAATTAACAGCAACCAAATACAATCGACGCTTAAACACACATGCGTTAATCAGCGTAGTGGCAGTAACGCCGACAATGGCCGGCGAGGATGACGCTGTAATTGATGTCCAGCTAGATCCATCCCAATATTGAGGTGCGTCTGCGCCGTTAAAACAGCACAAATACGAATCACCCGCGGAGTTAGTAAAATTTACATGCTGCCATCTAGCGTTAGATAGCGAGTCAACAACGGCAGATCCAACACCACCAGCCGTTGTAAAGTCGTAAATACTACTTCCAGCCGCGCCGAATAGCGTTTGTGTTCCTCCCTGCGCGTTGTAGGGCATTAACGACTCAACTTGACCAGATATGCCGGTTACGTGATTGGCGTTGCCACGACGCACACGAACGTCTGTAGAGCGACCAGACCAATTTTCGGTATTAACGGCAAAAGTAGGGTCCATTTCTGCGAGTGGGTCTTTTGTGTTCCAGCCACGAATAGGCGCCGGCACAGAAGCGGTTTTGCTAATTTGAGCGCCTTTAACGGCTTTTCTAAAGGCCGGTCTTCGCATTATAAGTCCCAGCTACCAATCGGTATAATAATCCCGGCTTCAGGCTGTTGGCTTTCGCCGCCAATATCTCGCGTTTCTTTGGCACCATCACGGGCCATTGCATCCAATACCCGCGCTTCGTAATTCTCAAAATCTTGTGCGTATTCTAAACCTTTGGCATGACGCCACCGCCAAATGATGCCAAGACGCATCAAATCCTCGTCTAAAAGGCCAACATCACCGTCTGCCGTCCATAGCTTTTGAGCGGTTCCACTGGCGCTTTCGCACCAAGACTTAGTAATGTAGTCAAACGCGCATTCGTCGGTTGTAGTAGGGGTAGGCTCAATAAAAAGCAGGTTGCCACCACGGATCTGAAACCGTTGATAAGGCCCGGTGAATGGAAAAGACTTAATTTGCTGGTAAGCAATCGAGTCCATCGGCCTGATAGGTAATGATATAGTTCGATTCCAGAAGGTTTCGGGGATGATGTAGTCAAACCCAGCGTCGTCTACTACCGCCCCGTTCATCTTCCCTTGACTTGTTGCAAGCACAAGATTGAACACGTTTGAACGCTTTTTGGCCGACCATTGGTATCTGGCCGACAAATCTTCGCCCTCAGTGTTTGCAATCTCAAGCAACTGCCCAACTTGTATATCCGAATTGCCTATAATCGATGCAGGCTTTGCAATACCAAGTCGTTGCGTTGCGCGTTGCAGCATGTCAAGAAGTGGCATTATGCGGCCTCAGAATCAGCTTTTTTGGGTCTGCCTGGCTTTTTAGGCTCATTGGCTTTGGCTTGCTCGTCGATCTTTTCTTGAAGCATCTGCATTTTAGACTCAAAACCACTGATGGTATCTGCCATCTGATCGTTTTTGGCTTGTAAATGCGTAAATTCGGCAGAAGCAACACCATTTGGCGCTGTGTGCAGAAAGTTAGAGGCTTTACGTTTAACGTCCCGCGAACCCATGCCTAGTGCATCCATCGCGTTTTCCGTCATTTCTGCCGCTTCCTCAACGCTGCGAATACCCAATTCAATTAGGTTTTTCTGCATAGCTTGAGTGATTTGATTCCAACCAGTAATAGGAGTTCCATCAATAGGAGCCTCGCGGTTTTCCTCCCAAGCCTTCAGGTTTTTCAAGCAATAATCGTAATAATCTTGAGAAATGAACTCATTGCGTAGCTTTTCTTTAAGCTGGTCGATCCACGGCGTTGTAGGTTCGCGATATTTGTATGTCTCAATTTCGACATCATCAATCATTACCTTTTGCTCAACAGGCGGGCCGCCTTCTTCCGGTGTTACCCAACGAGAGGCCGGGCGCTGCACTTCTTTCTGTACTTCGCGACTTTTAAACGTCCAACCGCGCACTACTGCCGGAACTTCGCTTTTTGTGTCGCCTCTTGCGCGAGAATAAACCTTAGTGATCGGCGCATAGATAGTTCGACCGGCTTTTAGTGAGGCCTCGCGGTCCTCAACAGTTGATTCGGTAAAACGTAGGAATGGGGGTGTATCTTCTTTTAGGGCGCCGGGATTTCTTGAGGCGCGTTCGATGTCTTCGTCACTAAAGGGCATAGGATTACTCGCTAATTGGTTATCAATTAAAGAAAAGGGGGTGTTTTAAGCCCCCTATCCTGTTTAGGCTGAAGCTGCGTCGTCCATAAACGGACGGTCAATCTCAAACTCAGCCAAGCCAGTAGAAGGAGTGCCGATGGCAGATGCCCCGATAGCCTTCTTGACTCGATCACCGGCAACAACCGCATCATCAATGCTGCCGGCGGTAGCCGTCGCATAAACAAGGCCATTGTCCGCATAGCTTGCTAGACACTTGCCTACCGCTTTACCGCTGATCTGATACCAACCATAGGAGCTGGCAACATTAATAGACATGGCAACAGCTACGCGGCCTTTGTCATTAGCAGCCAATAGGCTGGTTGTAAAGCCGTCTTCGGCTACGGTTACCCAAGAGCCAACGACAGTATTCGCAACGCCGGCAAGATAGATAAACTCGCCCTCGCCGTAAGTTGCCGAGTTTGCTTTCAGAATAGTGCCAAAAGGGTGATTTTTGACAGTATCAGTATCACCAATAGGCTGTGCGCCTATTCGGGGTTCACTCACATAAAAAGTCATAATTGTATCCTCAAATGAATTGCAGGCGTCTAAAGACTACGCGTGTAAAACACCTTGGTTGCGACGGTTAGTGACACAGATGTTGCCCATCCAGATAATTGGAATAACAACAGCATCTTGGTTAATGGCGCGTTGGTCTTCAACCTGCGTCATTTCTGCGTCACGGTGACATACTAACTCAAGGTAATCAGTATTGAGCATGTAGCCATGAGCCGCTGTAATACCGGAGCCACCATCAAAGATAACGTCAGCATTCTTGTACTTCAACGAAACAAAACCGGCATTTGCCTTGTCGGAACTGGCATTTGTATCGGATGTGTAACGCTTCAGCGATACTTGAGAGTCTTCAAAAAAGCTGTAATAGTCGTTAGAAAGCACGACTAGATCAGGCTTGTCCGAACCACGCACCAGATCAAGGTAAAGCTGGGACATGAAGGGAGACTCAAAAGTGCTAGACGACAGCGTAATAGCACCGCCAGAAATAGGCGAGCTTGCGTCCTGCACCTTTGTCTGCCACCAATCGTAAATGTCACCATCAATGCCGCCAAGCGTACCACCGGCGGTGTCAGGGCAGATTGCGCCCAAACCGTTGATCTGGTTGGCGCTAGTGCCGTCTGAATAAACGTCGCTTGAAAGGTTGTTTTTGAAGGTTTTCATGGCATTCGTCAAACGAGACTTAGCCAAGTTGATGATTTGTGAATCGCTTGAGTTAATGCGCATTTCTCGACCGGAAGCCGTTACGTGCACTGCCGCTTGCTGCCAGTTGTACTCGGCGGCGGTTAAGACCTGCGACGTGGAAATATCCAGCGTGTCATAGCCGCTGTATCGCTGCCACGATTGATTGGTTCCGTAGTCAAGCCCACCAACGATAGTCAAACCACCGTCTTCGACGCGCTTACGGCCTTTCTGATTCATACGCATCAGGAGGGCGTTGTTGTTTGATACGTTGTCGGCGTACCCCGCTTTGTGCTTTCGGAATGTGCTAGAAATTAGCTCCGAAAAAGTGCTATTTGGTGATGTCATTAGGATTTAATCCTCAAAAGTTAAGTTAAGCACTACGAGATTTGATGTCAGCCATCGTTTCACGCAATGTATCGTCAACACTTCCGGTGGGTTTTGGCTTTGTAGAAACATGCGCCGGCTTCTTGTCAATGTTGTTCGCATTGGCTTTGATAGCGTTTGCAACATGGTTCTTGCCGTTTCCGCCGCCTTGGGATTGTTGTCCCTGTATCAAAGGTCGGGTATCGGGGTTTGCCCATAGAGCGTTATTGTAAGCTTCCTCAAAAGACATGATGGCGCCTTTGTTGTCTGCTCTTTCTAAAATATCTGCCATATCATCTACAACATTGGCAAAATAAGGGTATTTAAGCTCGCCCTTACTATTTACTGCTGTTGCAAATTCATTTGCCTCTGTATCCAACGCCTGTTGGCTAATGCTCTGCTGTTGTGCAGCAAACCGGGCCTCTACACGTCGATCAATGTCAGCTTCAGTTAAACCGGGTTTCTGCTCTTGTGGGGGCGGAGCACCGTTAATCAAAGCCGTCTTTAATTCGTCAAAATAACCATATTGTTGTGCTAATTGCACAGTCATATTCAATTTATCGCGAATTGTTCCTTGACGCAAGACGTGTGCGCTATTTAGCATATTTTGCACAACAGTCTCAGGCGTGCCGTTTTCCGCTCTAATCAAAGCTTCATACGGTTGAAGTGTTCGATTAATGCGTTCGCCAAAATCTGCCGTTTCCTTTAGCTTTTGTACGCCTTGGTGCATATCGTGTTCGCGCTTGGCGATTTCGCTGCGGATTTCAGGGTCGAGGCTTGCCCATTTTGCTTTGGCACCAGCGCGCCAGCTAGAAGGCGCGTTTGCCAATGATCGGTCAATATCGCCCGTTACGGGGATTACCGGCGCATCATCTGCGGCGACAATTTCATCTGGTTTAGGATCGGTTTGTTTGGACGTATCGACTTCAGACTCGACTTCTTCAGCGTCAGTAATTTCGTCTTCAACTTCGTCAACAACTTCTTCTGCGTCAACTTCTTCTACCAACGATTCATCAGTTCGGCCTTGTATTTCACGCAAGGTTTCTGCCATATCTTCGTCGATCGTTGTTTCTACTTCTTCGTTAGCCATATAGGTTGCCTATAATCCAAACGTCCATGAGTTTTTGGCCTTGCCGTCACTTGCCCGTTCAATGGGCGCATTATTGCCATGCCGCATATCATTGAGGGTTTGCCCCAATGTTTTTTCTATTGCACGATCCATCTGTTTGTCTTCATGGGCAACGTGTGAATCTGCCGCACGCTGTTCGGATTCCCGTCCTTCGTACACCCGACAACCAGTACGCTTGAGGTTTTCTCTGTGCTGGCGCCGACCACTAATCATTTTGTTGCCTTCGTTCACGGGGCACTTGTAATCCTTTGCGTCACGCATAATGTGATGCGTTTTAGGCACCGGAGGCGGGTTCATGCCGTACTGAGACCACATATAGTCCGGAATCATAGCGCCGGTTTCGGGATGCGCCTTGTATCTGACGCGGCCTGTTTCGGGGTCTACATCATGATTCTTTTCTTTTTTGCCAAATATAGCGTCGTAATTGCTGTCAAAAGTAGCCTTATTAACGCCATACGGTCTTGGATTTGAGCCTTTACCCGCCATCTTTTTTATCTCCGCCACGATGAATGTGAACCTGAATAGCCTCGCCATCGCCTTTAATTTCCATAGACTTCAGTTTTGGTGAGGTAAATTGTGCAATACGCTCCCATTCTTTGTTCACGTCAATTAATGTTGCGCTTAAATCGTGATTAGCCTCGTTGTCGCCCGCTTCAGCACTGTCCACCTTTGCTTGCAACAAGACAGCATTTTTTGCCATGTTCATAATTGGATCAAAGTCTTTGCCGTACATAGCTTTAAGGCGGTTTAATAGGAACTTGTCGTTAACCTTGCTCATTAGTCATCCTTGCTTTCATCATGTCTTGTTCATGTTTTTCTTGGGCCAACTGACGCTTCATCTGCATTACCTGCATTGCGTCGCTAGTCTCTTGCTGCTTTATAGCTGCTTCCATTTGCCTCATTCGTTCTTCATGGGCATATTTAGCTTGATTTGCTTGGTTTTCAGCCTGTTTGGACTGCATTTCCGCTTGTTGCCGGGCTTGCTCGGCTTGTTGCTTGGCCTGGTCTTCTGCCTGCTTGGCCTGCTGGGCTTGCTGGGCCTCTGCGTCCTTACCTTGTTGGTTGCTGTTCGAGTTCTCTATAGCTTCCTCTACTTCCCGTCCAAGGCGAAAGCGCCTTAGAACTGATTTAAGAAGGGTCTTTCCTGATTCTTCGTCTAAAACTCCGGATTCAATAGCCGGCCCCATGTTTTGAGTAAACTGCCCGATGCCTTGCAAAAGCAAAGTAAGCGCCTCTTGGTCGGCGTTCTGGTCGGCCATCATAGTTGAATCAGTCTCAATATCAATCATGTAACTTCGGGAAAGATCAGATTCCATAATATCTTTAAGATCTTCCCAGCTTGGCAAGCTAAAATATTTCTCGGCTTCTGGGTCAAGTTGGGGCTGCTGCGGGGGCTGCTGCCCCATTGCCTGAGCCTGTTGGGCTTGCTGCTGCATTTGCTGCTGCATCATTTGCATTTTTGATTGATACTGTTGCTTTTGCTCATTGCTTGGAAAGTCTAAGCCCGTGATGCCTGCCAAGGTTTCTGCTGAAAACTTTTCTGCGACTACTTCAGTAATTAGCCTAACAATGTCTTTTGCATATCGCTGAACTTCGCGCTGGCGCTTTTGAAGGCGCTGTGAGCCATAGTTTCCCTTCATTTTTTGAGCGCCAAGCGTTTCATAAGGGTCTGACTGACCACGCATAATGTCTGAAATGCCTGTAATCTCGTAAATTTGCTGCACTAAATCGCGTCGATATACCCGAAGCTGCAACAAAACCTCAACCAATTCCCTGTTTGGAAACATCCAAATAGATTTTGTAATGCCGCCACCTTCAATTAATCGCGACAAATTTTCGGCTGGTATCATTGCGTTATCGCCAGCATCAAAAAGCTGGCTTAATTCCGACAAAGTGCTGTCATAAACGCCGCGAACCCGCAAAGAAACAGATATACGCCGCTCTCGCACTACCACAGTATTTAAAGTAGTCGCCAACGTTTCGTATTGGGAGTATTCCGTAACTGGAATCATCGACGTCGTGGACTCAATGGCATACAAAGGTCTTGGTATAGGCCAAAAGTCTTTCATTCCTAGTGGGTCGTCCTCAATTTTAATGAACGAATCCTTGTATCCTTCAGCGTACCACCTGACTTTCTTGTCAGATTTACACCAAATCTCGTAAACGGTTGCTCGCTCGTCTATTCGCTCATCAGTTTTCTTGCCTTCTTCGTCTTCGCCGGCTGTTACGTCGTATTGAATTTTGTCTTCAAATTCTGGCGCTAACGTTTCAATTTGCTCTTTGTCCAGCAAATGCTTAAAGGCTATCCAAGGAAGGTCATCCCATTGCTCGCCAGGGCCAAACGTTATTTTGTCCCACTCCCAGGGCACTAGCTTTAGTTTTTCTGACTCAACTTTGGCCGGCGAGGTTTCTTTTTCATCTTCGTCATATTCGGGATCAGAAATGTCTGCTTCGTATTTGATCCGAGTAACGCCGCGACCACACAAAAGCATGTCGTTGACTGCGGCAATCATGGCGGTGTCCATGCCGTATTCTTCAAGGCAGTACGTTGACGCGTGTTCGAGCACTTCAGACACATGACGCCCAATTACGTCAGTTTGTCGGAACCGGCGGCGGATATCAGGCTTTGGCACTTGCGAATACAGCGCCGGGCGCACAGTTTCTACGTTGGCCCACAGGATATTAAACGAGTCTTTCCGCTGTTCGTTTTCGCCTGTTCGATGCTCATTGCGAAAGGTTTTAATGGCTAATTTACCGTCTTTTAGCCAGTGCTTATCGCGCTTTTGAGAAAGCTTAATATCTTTGGCGTATTGCTCCACCAGATCAGCAGGCTTCTTGATGTCATCCTTATCCATTAGACACCTTTGCCCATTCTTCGTTTTCGCGCTTTTCTAAAATGGAGTCAATAACAATCGAGTCAATTCTAATCCACCCGTTAACTTCTGAAACAGGTTCGCCATTTTTAGCCGCAAAGTTAAATCTAATAAATTCACCGCAGGGCGACACCGGCTGGTCAACTCCCCCTATCTCCGCTTGATAATAAACCACGCGAACGCCGTGCTTTGCCGCAATCTCCTCATCTTGCTTAAAGTGAAGTATGACGCGTGTAGGGCAATCAAAATCTATTATTTCCTGCATTACATTCTCTCCAAATCGACGTATTCAACAGTAATAGACCCGCTCGCACCATCATCAGGATCAATAATCATTGATGTACTAAATATTGTTGGCCCAAACTCAAACCTAGTCCCGGCGGCGGCACTGGCTGGAATGACGTATTTTGTCGCCGTCCCGTCTTTAACGAGCAACGCATGTGAAGACAACGCCGTATTGATGTAAATAGCGTTTACTAGCGTAGGAACAGCATTTACGGTTGTCGCGTTATCCGCAACGTCAACAATGCTTGATTTCCACTCGTTACGTAGCATTTAACCTACCTGACCGTCATGAAACGGCTGGTATATAACCGTAATCGTGCCGGTTGCCGAATTATCAGGATCAACAATTAAGCTTGTTTCAAACCTAGTATCAAAGCCTTCGAACCAGTCTCCTAATGGGGATGAGGCAGAAAGGGCAAACACAGTCGTTGTGCCGTCTTTGATTGGGCAAACTTGGCCTGATGTTGTTGCTTGCGTATGAATACCCACAAGCAAGCAAGGGCCAGGGTATACGGTAGTTGAATCGTCTGATAAATCCACAACAGCGTACTGATTAGTTGGAGCGCTCATTTTAATTTCCTTGTGATAAGTATTCTTGTTCAAGATTAACGGCTAAATACGCTGCATGGTCATCTGAAAATTCTTTGTCCCATAGGGCGAAGGTGCTGATAGCGCCTGCGAGGGTTATGCTTCCGGCGTTACTAGCAAAGAGGGTGCCGAAGTCGAAGTTCTCTGTGCCCAAAGTCCCAACCGCCTTTCCTATCCCGACCGCCTCATAACTGGACGTTGCATCCCCGTTGTGCCTGACGATGTGAAGTAAATTGTCTACAGACCCTCCATCTAAGGTGAGGTTAGACCCTGCGTTAGCATAGAACCTATTTCCTGTGTTTAGGTGTAGCTCTATCGCAGAAGTGCTAATACTCCGACTGTTGACGAACGCCTGAAAAGAACCCGTCAACGCATCTACCTTACCCACCAGCGCCATAACCATCGGCGTATTCACCGTCTGACCAGCCGCAGTCTCAAGATACACGCTACCGATTGATTGAACTCGTGCATGGCCTGTGGAATTG